GGTGCCGGTGGTTTCGGTGCCGTTGCACCTCCAGTCGGCGGTGATCACAACGTCCGTGAGACTGCCTTCGGTCGGCTTGACCAACAGGCGTTCGATGATCCAAGAGAGGGTAATCATGGTGGTATGGGTTAGGCGTTAGCGAGCGTGGTGATGGTACCAGAGCTTCCACGGTATTTCAGCGCACCGGCTTCGACGTAGAGCTGGCCACCAGTCACGTTGGCAGTAGGAGCGGTGCCGTTGGCGATCTGAATGGTCTTGGCAGCGGTGGTTCCAGCAGCGGTAAGACCGACGAGCAAGTTGCCGAGGGCATCGAGCGTCATCGCTTGGGTGAAGGTGATGGCGTTGCCAGCGGTGCCTCCGGGGGCGATGTACCAAGCATGAGTGCTTCCAGCGTTCGCACCAGTCACCTGATACAACGCAGGACCAACTCCTGTGTACTGATACAGCCAGTTGGTGTTGTCGAAATACGCACAGTGAGCGAATCGACTAGCAGTCGAACCGGCTCCAGTCGAGGAAACAGATGCAGAACCACCACCAACCTGAAGTGCTTTGCTGTTGCTTCCCCACGCACTCGGCGTAACCCCCACGCCGACGTTTGAGGAAGCATCAATAGTGACAGCGCGGGTAGTAGTGTTTCCGCCAAGCTCGACGGGAAAAGAGGTTCCAGTAGCTGAACCAATGGTCAGCGTTCCGGTTGCGTCGGTGTACCGCAGCCGCTGGATTGCGGTTCCGCCAGAGTTGCGGAAGCTGAAATCTGACGTTGCTCCAGCGAGCAAGATTCCCATCGAACCAAGCGACAGGATTTTGTCATTCGCCGGACTCACCCCCACGCCCAGCCCCGTGGAGTTCAGGGTCATGGCGGTGCCAGCGACTCCGCCGACGTTTTCCCATGTGTGAATACCGGCATTGCTGATCCGGTATCGGTTGTAAAACGTCAATGCAGATCCAGCTCCAGCAGCAGATGCGTCGGTGTTTGCCAAAACGAAGTCACCGTTGGTTGCAAACGCCGTGTAACCAGCATAACCAGCAGCAACACTCTTGAATCCGCTGCTGTAGTACGCATTCCAATACTGAAGGTTGTTGATCGGAAGAGTAACCTCTCCATTTACATGAAGAGTGTTGACTGGGCTTGCAGTAAGAACACCCACCCGATTGTTCGCCGAATCTACCTTCAGGGTCGAGGTGTCAACCGTCAGATCGCCGCTGATCGTGGCGGAGGCGAGGGTGGCGGTGCCAGAACAACCGAGAACATTGTTGATGCTGATCTTCTTGGTAGTACCAGAAGCCGCCATTGTCGTGTCACTCACATCGACAATCGGAAGCACGTCATTCGCGGGATCAGCCGCAGTCAGTGCCGTAAGTGCTGTGATCTTCGTGTCGGGCATATCAGTAAACGGTTAGAATGAACTTGCTTGAATCTTCGGTGAGGAGCAGATCAGTGCCCTGCTCAGTGGCAATTCGATCATAGGTTCCAAGACTGAGAACGATCTTGCTAGCGTCTTCCAACAGGACGAAGAAATCGTCCTCCTGCAACAGGTCCCGGCGAAGGATCGGAGGATCAATCGGAATGACGTTTCCGCCACCCGACGATGCCAACCGAGTTCCTAGAGCCAGGGTAGTCACAGGTCATCAGGACTGGATCACGCCATTCGTGGCCCACACCACACCGCTCGAAAGCTGGAAGCTGTTGATCGGGGCTTGAATCGTCACACCTGCCGGGATCGTCACGCTCGAAAAGGTTCCCACGATGTTCGCCCCGCTGATGCTGGAAATCACGGTCGGAGCGAGGAACGTCAGCGCAACGAACGGACCGGTGTAGCTGGCCGTGTCCTGCACGAGTCGGCCACCGGCAACTCCCATCGAATACTGAATGGCTTGGTTTGATACGTCGCTCATATGTCCCAAATCTTGCGAATCTGATTCTTGGTGAAAGTGCTCTCGAAGCGCGAGCCCTGCCGATCCTCCAACCGGCTGAACCCTTTCTTCACATGATCCTTGAGTTCGGCCTCGCGGGCAAAACCGGTGACCCCGAAGCGGGCCACCGGCTGCCTCGTCCAGCGTTCCCCTTTGATCACAATGGAATCGGTTCCCATCGGAGCGATATGCTCGATGCACCGGCCTTTGTTCTCGAAGGTGTAGATCGGCATCTTAGCCCTCCATCTCGCTGTCGTATTCCTCGGCCATCTTCTGCATGCCTTCTTTGTCCATGGGGCCGGCCATCTCTTTCTTGTCCTCCTTGGACTCGTACTCGGCGGGCATGCCGTTGACGCTACGGATCTCGATGTAGGCTTCTCCGTTGTCGAGCTTCTTCAACACACCGCGAACATCATCCAGAACAACCTCATCACCGACCTCGGGCATGGCCTGTTCGCCATCCTCCATGTCGGTGGAGAGAGCCTCGATAGGAATCGAAATCATGGGCGCATTGTTGTCGGCATCTTCGCATCCGCAAGCGGAATGAGAAGGGGCACCACCGATTGCTCGATGATGCCCCTTTGGGCCGACGGCGATCACCATGATGGTGGCCGTCTTGGGTTTCATTACAGGGTGGTCGAGGTCTTCGTGCGATGCACCAGGTACCAGACCGGGTTGCCGGTGGAACCGGTGTTGCCAGCGGCCAAACGCATGGCACCAAAGAAGAGCTTCACGCCAACGGTGACGAGCTGGTTCAGCGGGTCGCTCTTGTCCGGGGTATCGGTGATCACGATCTTCGGGGAGAGCGGATCATCACCGGTCAGATGGGGGATGCCATACGCCTCGTTGCCGAAGAAGAACGAAGCGATGATGTCCTTGCTGACGGCCAGACCACCGCCAGCGGCAGTCGCCTGATAGACGAACTCGTCGCTCGCGGTACCGGAGCCGGTGCTGACGAACGAGTTGGTCTGGGTGACGACACGGCAACCGTAAATGGAACCAACCTCGCCCTTGTAGAACGGGGTACCCTTGTTGCCGTAGTTGGAGGCGTTCAACCAGTCGCTGTCGCGCATCAGGTCGCGGGCCACGCGAGGGTCGGTGGCGAGGACGTAGCCGCCGTTGATCAGCGGGGCGCGGTTGCGCTTCAGCCGGGTCATCGAGTCGAGGACGGCGGACGCCGTCATCGTGGTGTTCGCAGCGGTCGTGTCGCTGTTCAGCGCAGAGAAGGTCTGCGTGGTCAGCGTGGCCGGGTTGCCGTACACCTTGATGCCACCGGAGCCGGCAGCGGTGTTACAGGCGTCCGAGTTGTCGAACGTACCACCGCCCTCGGCGGCGGAACCAATGGAGGAACCGCTCGCGGTGAGGTTGGAACCGATCAGCGTGTTGCGGATCACGGAGTCAACCCAGAGGGCCATGTCCAGACCAGAGGTCTTGGTGGCCTGCTGGAGGGAGTTGAACAGATCCGTGGCGCGGAGGATGTCGGTGAGGCCGATGACCTGACCGTACTGCGTGAGGCCCTTTTCAAGTTTGTTCAGGGCCAGAGCGCGGTAGTTCGCAGAAGCGATGGCGGTACCTTCAGTCAGAGACTGGACACCGCTGATGCTCGGCGGCCCGAATCGAAACATAGCCAATTTCTGGCTCGCACCAGCATAACCCTGATTCTTGGGAATCGGGTTTTTCATGGCGAACTGATCGAGGATCGTCTCCTGCTGAACCAGAGTAAGCAGCTCCCTGCTGAAGTACGTCTGGAACTGGTTGGTAAGTGTAGTTGAGGTCGTGACTGGCATATTGTAGTTGTGGTTGTGCCTTAGGCTGCTTCCCGGTCGAACTCTCGTGACGCTCGCATGAGCGCCTCCCTCTGCTCCTTGAGGGACAGCTTGGAGAAATCCTTCTCCTCGGCCTTGAGTTGTCCTGCCGGAATGCTCTTCCCAATGGCGGTCTTCTGCTGGAGCTTTTCCAACTGTTCCTTGAGAGCTTTGTTCTCGCTCTCAAGCGACTGAGCTTTGCCAGCGGTATCTTGCAGCTTCATCAGTTCAACCGCATGGACAAGTCCATCCGGCATCCCCGTGAGGAACGGCACACGCTGCAAGATCTCAACAGTCCGCTTGTACTCGGCACTCGACTGATCCTTCAACCACGGCTCCTTGTCGGCCAATCGATTGTAGTTGTCAGCCCACTGCTTTGCCATGCGCTCCTGCTGGACCTTCTGCGCCTGCTGGGACGCGGACTTGCGAACCCCCTCGGCCTTGGCTCGCGCTGCCTTGGCCAACTGGGTGTCACCATCAGCATCGAACTCCTTGGCCGCAGCCTCGTAGTCCTCCGCCGTGTAGCCCTTGTCATCCCGATAGGAATTTGCTTCCACACTCTGGGATTGCTCCCGTTGCTTCTGCCATTCCTCCCGCTCCCGTTTCACCGCCTCGCGCTCAGCCTTGATGGCCTCCTTCTCGGCGTTGATCTGCTCCCAAGTCTTGGCCTTTCGCTGTTGCTCCTGGGCAAACTTGGAATCCCGCTTCTGCTCAGCGGGCGGCTTCTGCTCCTGCTTACTCTCGCTCTTGGCCGTGTTCTCAACCTCTTTCCCGGCGGACTCCACTTCTGTGGCTTCCTTCTCGGCTGGAGCAACCTCCTGTTTGGTTTCCGGCTGCTCCTTTGCCCGATTGTCGATATCGACACCGGAGTCGAAGTCGTTGGCCAGCGCGAGCATCGCATTGGCATCCATCGCCCCGCTCTGATTCTCTTCTGACATATTGTGCTTTTACTCGTTTGCCGGTCCGCACAGACACAGCAACCGCAACTTGATCCTATTGGTTCGTGGCAGAATCAGGATCATCATCCTGCCCCGTAATTGATTCCTGATCGGCCATCACTTCGATGACCTTCACAAGACTGGCCTGACCCATTGCAAACCCCGCCGAGTATTGCAAATGGTTTCGGTCCGTAATCGCAGAAGCGTTCTGCATCAGGACCGTGTTCAGTAGAGCTTCCTTGAACCGTTTGCCGGTATCGCTCTTGAAGAAATTGTTGAGCGCGATCGCGTCATCCTTGCGCCATGGCAACGGATCAACCCAACGCTGGTGACGCGCAAAAGTCCATGCCGCACGGAGTCGGCCAAAGAATGTGATCATCAGCCCTTCTTCCTGCCGGCAGCCGCACGGCGCATGAACTCCGCAGCCCCGAGCTTCTTGCGCCCGATCCATGCCGCCAGAGCCTTCGGATCATCCGCGCCCTCCTTCTTGAGCTGCGTGGCCAACTTGCTGAACTTCGTAGGTTTCTTCTTCATGTGGTTACCATGCCTTGCACGACCAGTGCCTGGGCGTTGTCTTGTCCGTCGCCGTGTCGCAGTTGTGCCGCGCACGAAAGTTCTTCCGCCGACCCGGATCATCCTTCTTGATCTCCATCTTCGGATCACCGAACCGGACCTTGATCACAGTCCCCTTCGGATTGCGGACATACACAGCCTTCTTCTTCGCCTCGCCGGGCGTGTAGAACGGCTTGTTCAATGTCACCTTCTTGCCTTGGTACTCAGCCATATCAGGATTGGAACAGCGGTGATTCTTGGATCTCCTTCAACGTCCCATTGGTCCTCGCCTTCTGGAACCGCACCTTCGGAGGAACACCCTCCTCAAGCTGCTCCATCATCGGCGGCGGCGGCGGCGGCGGGGGAGCCGGAATCGCTTGGAACTCGCCACACCAGTCCATCGCATGGACAGTAGGCCAACAAGTGGGTCTGCCACTCGGCGGATACCTCCGACAGGTTCCATCGGCAGCACAGTATCGACAATCTCTACAGGTCATTGGACAGCAGGAACAGGGGCCGGGGCCGGGGCCGGGGCCTGCTGGGCCGCGAGCATCCCAGTACTCTCAAAAAACTTCTGGATCTCCTTCCGCAGCTTCCGCGCCTCATTCGTCGCCACCTGCTCGTAAGCCTGGAGCAGACTGTCCAGCCGGCTCATGAACGCATTCTTCGCCACAGGACTCAACACCTGACCCTGCTGCATCGCCCCATTCAGATACTGCATCAACACCCCAATCCTCCCCGCATAGTTCTGACCAGGCTTCGCAGGCACAGGCACACCCACGAGCAGCGTCGGGATCGTCTTCGCCTCATCCTCCAACTCATCCACCTGCTTCTGCCCAGGATCCCGCAACAACCGCTTCACCAGACTCGGATCATCCAACTCCATGATGCTCTTGTCCAACTCCACCTGATCCACCCAAGGCGAGTTCATGAACAACTGCTTCCGGTTGATGGCCTGCTGCACCATCACCTGACGACTCACCATGTCCATCCCACCCTTCGGCTCCAACTCATACTGGTCATGCAACGCAACCGGATCCGCCTCCAGCGAATCCTCCGCAAACCGATACCTCAGACTCTTGCTATCGTACTGCACATACAACGCCCACGCCTGACGATACAGCTTGCCCAACGCCATGCGGAACAGTCGCGCCCGCAAATCCCCACTCTGCATCGCCTGCGCATTGATGCTCTGGATCTCCGTCGCAGTCCGCCGGTCGCTGCCACCGCTCATCACACTGCCCATCGTGTAGTCCGGGCTCCCAATCCGGTTCTCCGCAACCGCCCGAGTCTGGTTCAACTCCTGATCAAAACTCACCGGCGGCTGCGGCATCTGCACCGGAGCCACCCCATACGGCAAGATCTGCCCCGGCTGAAACCGCAGATTGATGCTGTTCGGCAACTCCCGCTCCGCCCGGAACAACGGACGGTTGTACAACGTCATCGCATCATGCTTGTGGTTCCACATCGAAGTCATGCTCAACTCAAACGGAGCCAAGATCTCACACACCCCTCGAGGACTGAACCACCCCTTGTCCTTGATCTCATACGGGAAATCCACGAACGGACACTGCCCATGGTCATACGGCAACTCCATCGGGTCACGCAGATCCAGATCCACAGCCGCAGGACTGTAAAGATACACCTCCCACTTCCCAGCATCCGTCTTCCGATACACCTCCCAGATGATCACCCCATCCGTGTTGCTCGTGTAAGTAATCCCCTCACGCAGTTGCTTCGCGTCATTCTCACTCGCCGCACCCGGAATGTTGTCGTCCTCCTGCGGGTTCCCACGGATCCGCTGGATCGTCTTCGAGTCCGCCTTCCAACCAAACTGGCCAGCCATGCGCTTGTACGCACCCACACTCATCGGCATCACATGCACCGCCCAATCCGCATCCTGCAAATCCGTCGTGTACGGCGGCACCACGAAATACATCGGATCCACCGCCTCAAACCCAACCCTCTTGTCCCCAGGATTCCAGAAACACTTCATCACCCCACGCCCACTCATCAGCGTGTAATCCACCCAGCTCAACACCTCATCCACAAAGTTCGTCTTCTCCCGAATCTTGTAGTTGAACCAGTCCTCCGCGACCTTCGTGTACGCATTCAACTGCTGCCTCATCGGTACAAAGCTGGCCACAACATCCATCCCCAACGCCTGCTGGAGGAACAACGGCTTCAGCTTCTCAATCGCCGTGTCAATCAACGGCCAATGCAGGTCCGCAGCCTTCGGCCACGGCTTGTTCGTCCGCCGAAGCCCATGATGCCGCAACTCATACCACCGAGTCTGCCGCAACTCCCAAGGACTCCGCTGCTCGATACTCGTCAGTATCTGCCCCTGCAAATCACTCCGCCCCTTTTCAGTCATCATATTCCTTCACCCCTTCCTACCCCCCTACCTCACATCCAGCAAGCGCAACCCCCTCCGGCTCCAGTGGGCCAATCTCCTCCTCCATCCGCTCCAACAAGCTCCTCCCATCCTCACCCACCGCCCTCAGATACTCATCCATCCGCTTCCCACCACCACCACAGAACGCCAGGACAAGCGCATCCGCACGATCAGGACTGTTGATCCCCCTCGCCCGCAACTCGTCCTTCCCCTCAAGCGTCAGCTTCCCCTTCCCATTCGTCCGCACCTTCCGGGTCACCAACTGCTGCAACAACACCTCGTCATTCCCAACAGGCCCCAAGTTCACCTTCCCCTCCTCCACCATCCGACCAAACTCAATC